CCAGGAACATATCCCCGCGCTATATCGTTTTGTATTGAATCAACCGGCAGTCGATCAAGTCTAGTGACCAACTGGTGCGACGTATCGCTACGCGCCGAAGTTGAAAGCCTTATACCTTGTGCTGACATAATTTGTCCTGTTGAAAGAGATTGGGGCGACCGAAGCCGCCCCGTTCGTCTTAGCCTAACAGCAACGCGGTATGCTCTGGCTTGATGTTCTTAACACCCCAAGCCAAACCAACCTCGTAACGCACCTTGCGGTAGCCCTTGTACATCGCAAATTCCATGCTCAAACCTGAACGCGGATCAGTGATGACAATAACGTCTTCGGCCATGTCGCCTTCTTCTGGGCGAGCTGGTGAACGAGCGGCAAGCACAAGTGCAGACCGATTGAACGCCATGTTACGAGCAGAAGCAGCAACGATTGTCAGCGCTTTTGCAGATGCAGGCAGTGCTTGACGCAAACCTGGAGCGGCAATCACGATGTTACCCGGTGCGGCAGTGCCAGTTGTTACAACATACTGATTAGCGTCACCAGCAAAGGTTACAACATCGCCAGCCAGTACAGTACCTGAACCAGTGATCAGAGCAATGGTAGTGGAGCCAACAGCAAAGCCAGCAGCGCTGGAAGTGTAGTTGGTACCAGTGCCAACAGCAGCGGTTTGGATTTGTGCGGATTCGCGCAAAGGCATACCGGCCAGATCAAGCAAGACACCTTGTCGCAGCATGGAGTCAGTTCCAGCAGCATTGACGGCAGACTGCTTACCAATGAAATTGGCACCAGCAGAGGTATTGATTACCAACTGGTTATCACTGATTGGCGAACCATTGTCCTTCAGGATTTTCATCACGTTAGACGCGTCGGTGTAATCATTCGCTGTGCCGAATGGAGTAGTTCCGGGCGTGCCGTATGCGCGAGAGAACGTTGATTGCAGGCCAGCCAAGTCAAGTTCAACCTCGTTAGCAATGGCTCGAATCGCTTGTGCGATCTTGTTTGCTCGGGTTCCCATGTAGCCAGGACCAGTGTTCAGCTTCTTCTGGTCATCGCCAATGAAACCAAACTCAGCAGCACGGCTCTTGGTGATCTGGATAATGGTTGAGCCAGAAGTTTGACCTGTAGGCTCTGGGACGGTCATAGACGGAGTTATGTCAGACACGTTGCCAGCAGGCTCTACGTCTACAACGATGTTTTGATTGATGCCTGCACGGTCAGCACTGGCATTCATTGTGACAGCAGGAATAAGACCAGTCAGTTCGCGAGACACAATATCAAGCGCCTCATAAATGTCTGGAACGATTGAACTAATAGTATTTTCAGCCATGATTTTTTACCTTATCAATTATCAGTTAGTTTGCCGCCAGATTTCACGAATGACATCCGGCTTGCTGGGTCTAGTGCCTCAAATTCAGCACGGGATTTAACTTTTGCAGCACCGCCGCTATTTGAGCCACCAGAGGCACCGCCACCTGATGATTGATTGCCCTTCAACAATGCAGAATATCTCGCATCGTTCTTGAACTCGGCTTTGAGATCGTCCAGAGTGGAGACCGTCAAATCGCCTGAAGAATCCGTGACTTTAACACCGTCATCGTGATACTTCAAACGCCTAGAAATGAACTCGCTTAGAAGCTCCGCGTTGGCTCCTTCAGCTAATTCCGTTGCGACTTTCATGGCAGCATTGTTTCGTTTTTCGTTTGCTACACTGGCTCTCATTGATTCCAACTCTTTTACCGTTGCCTGATAGCGTTCCTCAGATGATCGGTGCAATTGTTCAAAATCCCCTTTCTCTCGCGCTATCCGTTCGCGCTCGACTTGTGATTGCTCTTCAATCTCCCGCTTTGCTGATTTAGCTTTTTTGGCTTCTGTCAGCAGTTCATCCATCTTGGCTTTCATTGCTGCGTTTTCAGACATCAATGCTTCAAGATCGACAGCAGGCTGAATCGGTGTTTCTTCTTGTATTTCTTGTTGCTCGCTCATTTAGTTCTCCTTGGTCACAAACCAACACCCACTGGGCGCGTTATATATCGGACAGCACAAGCGGCCTCATGCCTTCCAATTCTCTCAAAGTGTAGACCCGACCCGTCGGATCAACAAATTTATCCAATGTCAAAGCGCCAGACCTAAACAGCCTTGACCGCTCAATCCCTAACGCTTCATCAATGAATTCTCGGTTCTGATTTCTCAGCCATCCGCTATACGTTGTCTTTGTCGATACTTGCTCCGGCCCTTCAGAGCCGAGCGACGGTCTGGTCGCTTTGGTATCAAGACCCAGATCAAATTCTGGCCTAATCTTAGGCACAGTTGTTGACCTGCAACCAAAATGTGCTGGCGGCATCGGGCCTTCGTCAACGTTGTAAAATTGACCATCTCGACTCATGCAAACGAACGTCGTCCTGCCGTCCAATGTGCTGACCCATTCATATCGGTCTATATATTTGCTGTTTTGCTTGTATGTTTCTTTTCTTGTTACGCTGCTGACATGATTGATGATCGTGCTGGTCAATGAAGTAACTTGGCGCTTAATCAGAGTGCTTACCAGATTGTTAACATCCCTGCTGATTACTTGAGTAGTGTTGCCAAGTGTTACCCCATCAGATATCGCCTGAGTTATCTGAGCGATCTTACTGGCCCCCAACTTGGTCAATGATTCGCTTATTGTCGGGGCAATACCTCTTACAACTGCCATCGGTGTAGATTGAACGGCAGTCAATAAAGCGGCTTCTGTGGGTAATGTCAGGGCAATAGTCGATGCTTTGTTGATCATCTCGACGCTAAACCTTGCCTCGCTTTGAGCCAGGTCGATAACGTCCATCAGAATCAGTGACTTGATATCCTGAAACCCGATTTGACTCAAGGCGGTTATATCCCTTAAAACGTCCGCCAATCGCTGCGCTTGGAAGTTTGTCGGCTCTTGCGCCAATCTGGCATTGATCTTCCGACGTAGTTGATTCAGCATCTTGACCGCTTCTTTAGACCTGCCAGCGCCGTAGCGTTGCAAGAATATCTGATGCCTAGTCGCTGCATCAATCAGATACTGGTTGCTGCTCACTTAAATCATGCTCAGTATGTCGGTTGACTCAACGTCGCCATCAAGCACTTGGTTGGTTCGCTCTGAATCGATCAGGTTGGCTTTACGCATCAAGTCCCTGACATCGTCCTTGGCTATTACGCCACGGTCCATCAGTTGAATCTGCGCCATCAGTAATTGTGGGTCAATGGTCGCGTCATAGAACTCTTTGTTGATTTTAATCATTGGCTCAACGGTGCCGCCCATGAAGTCCATTGCCCAATATAGGCACTTATAAAACCCTTCCTCGATGTTAATAATGATCGACCCAAGTTTGCTGTTCTGACCGCTGAACCTGATCTTTGCCGCTTCTGCTGTCTCGTTGCCGCCCTGATCTTGGATAATTCGAGCGCCAATCTTGACCATTTGCATCTCTTTGATTTCCATGCCCTTGAGTGGCATTTGATTCTCACCAGCCTGAAGCAACATAGCGTTGCCGCCTTCTGGAAGCATGATGCCTGACCGTGAACCCATTGAAATACCCGCGCTCATGTTTTGCTCAACCCATGATTGAGTCAAGCCAACAAATACTGGGGTCGGTTGACCAACGAGAAAACTGGACTCTTCATAGTCTGCTGAATTGCGGTAATGGCTTACGTTAAGCTCGGCAATATCATACAACGGGGCTTTGTCTACTGATTCATCGTTGTTGACTGACCCAACGAACACAAACGGGATTTCGTCCCATAGTGAGCCGTCCATCTTGCGCGGATAAATATTGTATTCAGCGCCCTCATACTCATCATCATCATCATCTGATTCTTGGCTTGTGCCAAACATAATCAGCTCATTGTTTTCATCGTACAAATTCTGGACGTATATACCGTCATCCATTCGCAGCACTCGATGATAAATGCACTCAGTTGCCTCAAAACCGTCATCGCTATACTTCATTGTCGGTTCGCGCAGAACTACCAATGACAGCCGTTTAACGCCTCCAATATTTTCGGTTCGCCAGTTTATGATTGATTCGGCAGGATACGGCAGGATTGTGGCTCTAAGCTCTAATGCCCTTACCTCAGCGTCTGTGAGGCCCATTGGGGCTGACGGGTAATCAACCAGCAAACCGTATCGTCCGACCATCAAAGTCTCGCCAGCAGCGTCCTTGATCATCTGTTCTATTGACAAGCCGTCGCCATTAGCATCATCCAGCATATATTCAATATTCGTGTCCAGTTCGATTGTGCTGGGCCGCCTAAACACCATGCCAAGCATGCCTTCTTTAGTGTGGCCCGTGAAATTGACGTAACTGGCTCGCTCGACGTATGCCCTATATCTGAGCTTATTATCTGCGCTCCCATCATTGGCATTTGGCGGTGGCAGATAGGCTGTACCGGCAAGACCGCCAAGCATTCCTTCAGCGCCTTTGGCTCTTGATTTGATCGCGGACGATCCTTCATCGCAATCACGGACTAATTTCCATTTGTTGACGTTGTTGCTGTATTCGGCACATGGCGTATCGACTGGCATAGTTATCTCACAAATCTGATGCGTAGATCGGCCACCGGCTTCACAACGGGCATTTCGTAGGCGATGGGGTAGGTTCCCGCATCGGGAAGGTGGTCAAGATTGCTTTTTTTGTCTGGCGATCCATTGGCATCATAGGCCAGTTGCTCCATGCAACGCGCATATTCAGGACATGCCTGATCGTTGATTTTAACGCGCCCTTTTTCAAAAGCGACGTTGGTAGCGACAATCCGATCCTTGACCAGTGGATTCGATCGGTTGGCGTATATAACAAATCCCGCTGATTCTAGCAAGGAAATGTCAGATATTGAAGCATCGACCGATTTACGGCTTCGACCTGATGCGTCAGGGTAAATTCTGATGGAGTGATTAGGGTATTTTTCTTGTATCACTCTTATCATGTTTGGCGTGTCATATATGCCTTTGAACTCATCGACAGCATGCCAGACTGTTCCACGGGAAACATATACAACCGCGCTCATATTGGTCACGTTGAAGTCCATGCCTATGTTAAGCAACTCGCCATCGTTGACAGTTTCAGAGCTGCGACAAGCTATCCGATCATAAGAACTATAGACCGTCCCGCTTTGCAAGTTAACAAACTGGCCTTCAAGGTATGCTGCTAGCAGGTTCGACGGGTATATGTCCGTCAGCGATTGAATGTAGCCTTCAGGCAAATGCGGGTTGCTTCGCGTTGGCGCTTGAATGATCTGATATCCTGGCTTTGGGTCTTTCTTCCATGTCTCGTATACGAACTTAAACCCTTCTGGCGTTGTT